ACCCTGATGGCATACATGGCAGTACTACCCGCGAGGGGATTGTGCGAAACCTTGATATACGCGGAGAAGGTGGTCTTATATTCGCACCACCGACATTGATTGACAATAAGCAATACAAATTTGTCGTGAAGCCAAATGGACATTTGCCGCCGGTTCCGAATAGTTTGATCCGGCTGATAAATGACCATACCGGTACGGGCATAATAGCCCGCGATAATGATGATGAGGAAAAATACAAATATGTATATCATGCCGTAACTCACCTCCAAAAAATAAAATTATCATACGACGAGTGGATAAAATGCGGTATGGCAATTTCGGAAATGGGTGAACCGGGCCGGGCATATTGGCTGATGTTGTCCGACAACGATTTTTATATTGATACGCTGGATGAAATCAATTATAAGTATGACAATTTCCTGAAAACAACGGAAAAAATCAGCATTGCCACGCTGTTTAAGATTGCAAAAGAAAATGACTTCCAGTATCACACCGAACACCACACGGTGGAGGAAACGAAACCACAACAAACCGATTCAGTCATATTCACGCGACAGCAAATTATGGACGCGCTGAAATACCAATATGATCATGCAACCGAGCAGACTTTTTCACTTGGTTACGGCAGCATTGTTGATGATATGGTGCGTATCACGCGTGGACAGGTGAGCATTGTGACCGGTGTGCCGCAATCCGGCAAATCAAACTGGCTTGATGACGTTCTCGTCAATTTGTCACGGGACTACGACTGGCGGCACGTGGTATTTTCGCCCGAAAGCCAGCCGCTGAACGAGCATATTGATTCGCTGGTATCCAAGTATTCCGGGTTCCCGGTTCGCCCTGGGTTCATTGGCCATCTACCGGTTGACAGCCACAGCACCTGCGTTGATTGGATCGCAAACCACTTTTATATTATGGACGCGCGGACGGTTGACCGTAAATTGACAAATCTGATGGATATTTGTGAATCAATTGTACTGCAAAACGGAGCCGATACATTGATACTTGACCCCTGGAACGAGATCACGCACGAACGGCCATCGTACATGACCGAAACGGAGTATATATCATGGGTATTGGGAAGGTTGCGGGCCTTTGCATTGCAACTTGACATCCATATATTTATTGTCGCGCATCCAACGAAATTACCGATTGGCAAGAGTGGCGAACGGATATACAAGGTGGGGCCGTATGACATAAGCGGAAGTGCAAACTGGTGGAACAAGTGCGATATGATGTTTTCAGTATATCGTGACTTTGCAAATGACGCTGTGGAAGTAAGCATCCACAAAGTTAAACGGGCGCGACTGGGAAAGATCGGGCATATAAGTTTTCGGTATATCAACCCGATAGGACAATACAAAGCAATCTCAAATTCTACACAAACAGAGGGAGAAAAATTATGAATCATAAAGATTTTGTGACCGGTGTACGGAAATCAGTGGTCGGCTATCAATCTGATGATGATTTTGACGACGAAGAATACTGGGTACAAAGATTAGATAAATTCATCCGGAAACGTGCGCGGCCCGGAATTTGGAAGTACGCATACAGAATCACAGCGCGTGAATGGGGTTATAATTCGGACATGCTCACACATTTTACGGGGTTGATTGAAATAAAAAGAAAAAGCGTATGTAATAATCCTCAAAATTTAAGCCGATTTGTCGTATTTGACAAAGCGAAAATTGATGAATTTATCAATGGCTGGTATGAGGAAAACGGGGTTGACCGGGAACATTCTGAACAAAAAAAACGCCATCGTGAAAGAATGCGTAAGGCCAGATTCGGTGGCTGGTCGGTCAAAAAATTACTTGACTATCGCGCAGAAATCAAAAAAATGTACCATGACAATTTTGATAGCAATGGAGTTATCAAGGTGGAACTGGAGCGGACATTGTACCATGAGGAAACATACGTTATCGACGAATTAAGGGTGCGAGAAGGATTGAAACCATTATATCAGTAAACGGAGGAATTATGGATAAGCAACAACAAAGCAATGGTCTACACCCCGTGTTGGGCGTAGTGTACGTGATACGATACGGAATTTACATAGATAGCGGGTGTATCGAAAAGTTTGCTTCAAGTACATCAACAACTCCTTTGTCAAAATCTACATTCGAGGACTCAATTATAAAACTTGTAAAAGATGATGAACGTGTAATTTCAGGTAAAGGCGTTGTTGATGTAAATGTAGATTTTGACAAATGCGAAATAATCTATACCTACAAAGATTGGGATGATGAAATTGAAGAAGGAAAACTTTACTTTGATATAGTGGAGGTTTTGTAAACTAATTGTCAACTATAATATTATTTTATTGTCAACCGAAGGGAGATATAAGTATGGAAAGTATTAAATTTTGTATCGAATATCTGACGAACATTGTGTTCAATTCCGGCTCAATTGATAGCATATTGCTTGAAAATATAACAAAAGCAAAACAGGAGATTGAAGCATTGGACAATAGAAAAATTAACAGAATTGAAGCAATTGATGATAAGTGCGGAGCGGAAACAAACGGCCAACAAAGGTTAAAGGATCAAGGGAAGATATGAAAACTTATATCCGCAGAGTAAAAGTATTATGGTATTATTTCTGGGGCATATGTGCGCTTAATATTATACGCAAATATAAATATTATAGCACTTGCATGATTAAGTCAGCGCGACTGGATACAGAACACTGGTGGTGGGAAACCACAGAACCCGCTGCGGGACAGGAGGAATAATAATGATAATCGTTGGAATTGATCCCGGGCTTACAGGCGCAGTTGCGATATTATCGCCGCACGGGCAACTTGACGTGGCAGTGTACGATTGCCCAATAACCCAGGTCGTAAAAGGCAAGTCGAAAAAGAATGAATACCTGCCCTATGCAATGGCAGAATTGCTTGCAGGTTTACCGCCAGATTCTACGCACGTATACATAGAAAAAGTTGGGGCCATGCCCGGACAGGGTGTGACATCAATGTTTAATTTTGGCAAGGGTTTTGGCTTGTGGATTGGCATCATTGCCGCGCTGAAACTGCCCGTAACATTCGTGACCCCGCAAGCCTGGAAAAAGGAATTGATGGCCGGTATGCGTGATAAGGATGCAGCACGGATCCGGGCGATGGAACTGTTTCCGGATATGTCGGAGCAATTGAAACGCAAAAAGGATATTGGCCGGGCCGATGCGCTGCTGATTGCTGAGTATGGCAGACGAAAACTATAACGGCAAAAATCAAACTGACGCGTAAGCGTTCATCTTGATTGATATGTTAGATTTTTTTAAAAATAATTCATTTTTTACTTGACATTGTGTGTACAATGTGGTAGATTGTAACCAGACACAACAAAGAAAGGGTCTAAAAAATGAACAACAGAATTAAAACAAGAATCATCCAACAAATTAAAAGTTATATGAATTTTATGTCAAAGCAAAGTGCAATAAAAAAGGTTAAAGAGGTACATTTAAACAGGCTTGATTTTATAATAGACGAAGTGGCGAAAAATATAAATGAATAAAATTAAACCACACAAAGGCGGGCGCACAGCCCGCCTTGATGCCAGGGTAACGGATAAAGAAAAATTGCTCATTATGCAAAAATGTAAAGATTTGCAAATGAGCTTTTCGGATTGGTGTGTTTATAATGCTAAAAAGCAGCCGGCGAGAAAGGAAAATAATGACTATGAAAAAAGACCGCGTTAGCGGTCAGGTTGAAAACATTGTTATGCGTCGTGCAGATATGGATGGATATAAAATAAACAATAGGTTGTTTAATGTGGATGATGGCGCATATTTAGATAAAGTAGAGTTTCGATTTGAACGAGTGAATAGATATTTTTATTGCTTTATGGATGACTATACATCTTATATATACGATAGGCCAGACACAAAAGAAGTCAGGGATGAACTTGTTTGGGCAAATGTAAAGTGTTGGCTTAAAAATAAATATGGGAAAAACTATTATAGGGAATACGAGAGAACTGATTTATAATAGGCGCATAACGATCAAGGCATAACGCGCCTTGACCAAAACCAATAAACCAAGCGGCCTGTGATGGTCGCGTTAATGCCGTGGTTATACGGCGATCGGAGTGTAAAATGGGAAAAAGTGTACTTGGATACTCACCGTTGACAGGATCAATTTATCTTGGTCAAACATCAAAAAACAATCCTAATGTGATGGATGTTGAACGAGATATGACAAGTAATTTTGTACAGGTGCTCACACAAAAATTTGAACCCGGAACAATTACAAATATAACCGTTAATGGTGAAAACAAATACCGGGTTTTGGTTGTTGGAATGGACGAGAAAATTACGGTAGATGGGAAGGCCGTATAACAAAGTAATAAAGTGACGCAGATCACACCCAAATTTGCAGAGCCTTATTTTATGCGGGTTTACGGGCGCAAGAAAAAATTAAATAACATAAAAAAAAATTGTTTTTTGTGATCTACGTCACAGCGTTTCGCCGGGAATCTGTGTATATTGATACTGTAATTGATGATGAAACCAAAGGAGAGAGAAAAATGAAACTGTACAGAGGAATAGGAAACAACGTGAAGGCAGAAGACATCATGGGAACCTGGTGGAGCACGTCGAAAGAAGTAGCCAGTTCCTTTGCCGGCCCGAATGGTGAAATCATCGAAAGAGATTTCGATCCGAGTAATCCGATTGTAATTGATTACGAAAAAAACGTGAAAATGGGACGCTGTGACTGGATCGATAGCATATTGGAATCAGATGAAGCGGAAGATGCAGATTGTATCATCATTGAGAACATAGCAGAATTCATGCAGGGATATGACAATCCCTATGCCATTTCAGTAGTAATTTTCGAATAGGAGAGAGAAAAATGAAGAAATTAACAACACAGCAAAAAATTGACCTGGCTCACATATATTGTGATCCATGCGAAAGGGCAGAGTCTGCATTATGCAGCCTGCAATTGGCGGCAGAAGAAGGCAGGGCATATCCTGAAGCGGCGAAAGCCGAGATAAGAACACAGATGGCCGCAATGAAACGTCTGCTTGTCCAGGCGACAGAAAAGTACGGTGTGAATGAATACACCGAGGTGATGGCGGCAGATTGCATTACTTTGTTCCCTCGATGGGAATCATGGATGGCTGATCCATCGCTGATGATTCCGCAGCAATAGTCTTGCACCCTCCTCCGGCTCTGCTGCGGCAGGGCCGGAATGAGAGTACAACCACAAAACAGCCGGGAGACCGGCAAGGAGGATGAGGTGAAGTACAAAACAATCATTGACGACCGCGCTCATGCAGTAAGGTTTGAGACAAATGGAAGAAATTTCAGAATTACAACGGAATTTCCTGTCGGCATCCCCGACGAGGTTGTAATTTGCGACCGTTCCACCGGACTGAAAGTATTACGAGCATACCGCGCAGCACGTGCCCTGTATGCAAGGATGGGAAAGAAGCCGTGGTCGGGGTATCATCCCCGTGAAATTTCAATGGCGGCGCTGGAATCTAATTGGGTCAACGCGCCTGCTGGCTTATAGTCTTGCACCCTCCTCCGGTTCTGCTGCGGCAGGGCCGGAATGAGAGTACATACAACCACTAGGAGAGAAAATAATGAATGACTATGACGCAACCCTGAATGAGGCTGTTGCCACGGCTCCAGGGCAGGAAAACTACCGATTGCATGCACCAGCCAAATACCCACGGCTGGTGCATGCCAACGAGTCCGGGAATATCCGGATACTGGCCGATGCACCTGGCAGATTTATTGTGCTCAGGAATGGGCACGTTCTGTATTGTGGCACGCCGACCGAATGCCGGACGCTGTACAACGAACTGATTGGCAAATTGTGATATAGATAAAATCTATAACAATCATAAACACATTGATTTTATCTATATTGCTTTTTTTGCTGTAATTGGTTTTGACATTTGTTTTTAATTTGTTATATTACGGGCATGAAAATAATCATCACAGCATCGGAGCACGCAACATAGCACACACACATAGTTGGCCCTGTCATGACCATTCAGCGACCAAACCTTATCTCATTGGATACGGCGCGTATTATTGCAGAACCCACCTGTTAAATCCGGCAAGGACTTAAACTTACTTTCCTGCCGGAGCCGATGATGTTCCCAGTGCGTTGGTATGTGGGTTGTAAGTTTCCTTGTGGGGGGGGGAAACTTACTTCCTCTGACCGAATCGAAACCCGTACATTGGTATATGGTCTCAATCCCCTATTAATAACGGGGTATTCTCAGACCCATAGTTCCGTTTCTAATATTCAAAATGAACTATAAATTAGTCTCAATCCCCTATTAATAACCGTTAATACTTTTGATATTAAAGGAGAAGTTATGAAAAAGTTAATTGTCATTGTTGTTGTTGCATTATTTGCAATATCTTGCAGTAATCCTGTCGGCCCGGAAGACGTAAAAAAAAGGGATTTTGAAAAACGCGCCGTTGTTAAGTAGTTTTTGCAAATTGGATTATTTTTGCTTATATTGATTCATGGAAAAAAACGTTGAAAAACAACAAAAAAACAAGGGCGGGGTGACTGGCAAGGGATTTATGCCCGGAAAATCCGGTAATCCCAAAGGCCGACCTAAAAAAGGCTCTGCTATTGCCGATATTCTTAATCAACTTGGCGATGAATTGGTTGAAGTGAACGGCAAGAAGATCACGAAGCGCGAGGCTGTAATGATGAAAGTATACGCCGAGGCGTTCAAGGGTAATTCATGGGCTATTCAATTCATTGCAGATCGGACAGAGGGGAAAGCCATTGACCGTATCATCCAACAATATTCAGAGGATGAGATTGTAATTGAATGATATAGTTAGCCTTGAGATACCGTTTGTATCCGATATGCAAACAAAACCGATAGAAGAAAAGCCGCAACAATACGCCCGGCGCACAAGGGCGATTGCCCGGAGCCAAAAAAATATATATCGCCGTGCATACAGCGAAACACAATTACTTGATGCTGTTGGTTTTGACTTTGCAGATGGCGAAAGCTATCATTGCATCACTGCTGGTGATGTTGATGCGCTGAGTTACCTCAAAGTTGTATTGCGTCAACAAGATTTACATTATTGTTTACTTGATGCTGTTGGTTTTGACTTTGCAGATGGCGAAAGCTATCATTGCATCACTGCTGGTGATGTTGATGCGCTGAGTTACCTCAAAGTTGTATTGCGTCAACAAGATTTACATTATTGTTTATTTTCCACCTGGTGTATGGCTGGTGATGATGTTTTGCAAATTGACGAGTGGCTTACCGATGGTAAAATAAAAAATCTTGACGCGTATGTCGGAGAAATATTCCCCAATACATACCGAAGCGAGTGGATAAAATTGAATGAGATATTCAATAAGCATAAATGTGGCCGGATAGCGGTGTTCAAAAATCATTCAAAAATATTTGCTGGATATGGTGATAAATTCCATTTTGGCATTGAGACAAGTGCGAACATAAACACAAATCCGAGGACAGAGAACGGATGTATAACGATAGGTGAAGATATATACGAATTTTACAGGTCATATTTCGATGGGATCAAATCCTTTGTATGATATTCAAAATTAAAACGGCAAACTTCCTGCCGCACCAGTTGGAGTGGTGGAATTTGCCGAACTTCATTAAGCTCATGGTCGGCGGGTATGGTTCCGGGAAAACATACATCGGCGCGCTGCGTGCAATTTATTTATCGTACATTAATGCCGGCATACCTGGAATGTACGTTTCACCAACCTACAAACTTGCAAAAAAAACTATAATCCCAACGATAAAAGAAATAGCCACGCGATCAGGCTTGCGAATATCCCACAACAAAACAGATGCCGAATTTTTTATTGATAATTGGGGCGGTCATTTTTGGATTGGTTCCGGCGATGATCCTGACTCGTTGCGCGGGCCTAACCTTGCATGGGGCGGGATTGATGAACCGTTTATCCAGCGCATTGACGTTTTTGAACAAATGATGGCACGTATCCGGCATCCCGACGCAACACACCGGGAATTGTTTCTTACAGGTACGCCGGAGGAACTCAATTGGGGATATGACATTGCAATGAACGATGCTGGAAAATATGACATAGGAACCGTGATCGGCAAGACAGCGGACAACGTCCACTTGCCCAATGAGTATTTGCAGACCCTGACATCTGCCTATACTGAGGAAATGCGCGCGGCTTATCTTGATGGTAAATTTGTCAATCTCACAAAAGGCCGGGCCTATAAGCCGTTTGATCGTGATAGCCATGTCCGTCACATTGACAATTATCATACGCTTCCGATTGCGGCCGGAATTGATTTCAACGTCGATTATATGACCGCTGAGATATTTGCACAGGGAAATGGCTGGGTGCATTTTTTCGATGAAATCAGGATTGCGAACTCAAACACTTTTGAGCTGGCCGATAGGCTGGCCGCAAAATATCCCGGCATCCGCGTCTATCCAGATGCAACAGGTGCGATGCGTAAGTCAAGCAGCACGAAATCAGATCATCAGATTCTCCGTGATGCCGGGTTTAATTTGATTGCGCGGCCAAGCAATCCGCGTGTAATGGACCGTATTAATGCCGTTAACAAATTGTTGTTGCAGAATCATTTGTCGATTGAACCTGGTACTTGTCAGTATCTGATTACTGACCTTGACCGAAACGTGTTCAAAAATGGCGATCTCGATAAACAGGGCGACTTGTCCATGACACACGCCGGGGATGCTGCCGGGTATCCGATTGCGTATTTGTATCCGGTCATTAGACGCGATGTATTCACGACTTCAAGATTTTAGGAGCGATAATGTTATTCAAAGAATTATCAAAAGATGTCATTGCCAAAACGATTGGCGATTTGCGTGAAGCCGGTATGATATATGAGGATTCGCTCAAGGAAAAATTAAAAGACTTTTACGAGGGCCGGCAAACAAAGAATGAATACCTGCGTGACTGGGGATTCAAGAACAAAGAAGGCCGGATGAACCTGCCGCCTGTTGGGTATCCGCTGACAAAAAAAATAATAGACAAGATCAGCCTTGTTTACAAAACTCCTCCGATCCGTAACGGTGGTGGAAAATATTCGGAATGGATTACGGCGAACCCGGAATTTAACCATGCGTTCAAGATTGCCGAGAGATACAAAAACCTTCTCGGCATGGTGCTTTTCCGTCCGGTATATTTGATGGGGCGCTGGCGGTTTTTTATCGAAACGGAATATATCCCGCATTTCCACGAAGATGATCCATTGCACCCGGTCGGGTATTCGATACCGTTGAAACAGGACTTGACGTACGCGCCGGATGAAGAAGTATGGGTTTTCTGGAGTGATAATTATTACTTTTTCCATGACAACGGTGGACGTATTTGGTATGACGAAGATTATCCGGACGGTTTGAATCCTTACGGCATGATACCATTCATTGAAATGCGTAGCGATCATCCGGTTGACCAATATGCCACCACTGGCGCATTGCCGCTGGTGCAAGCGAATGAATCAATCAATGTGGCTATGATGAATTTGAATTTTATGGTGCACTTCCAGGCATTCGATCAGATGTGGGCAAGCGGTGTTGATAATGATTCAGCAGGCAAGGTGGAACTCGGCCCCAATAAGATTGTTTTCCTGCCGGATCAGGCAAACATGAATTTGCTCGGTTTTTCTCCGAAGATTACAGAGGCAATCGAAGCGATCAAATTCCAAATACAGGCAATCGGGTATTCGTACAATGTTTCAATCGACTGGAGTGTTGAGGGTTCGGTTGCATCCGGTGTCGCGCTTAAAATCAGAAACATGGACTTACTTGAGGCACGCGAGGATGATGTTGATATCGCCCGTATTCAGGAGCATAAAATATTCATGGTACTTGCAGCGATTCAAGACCTGCACCGTCGGACCGGCGAGATTAAGGGCGAACCGCAAATCAATGCGAATGATGATCTGATGGTTAATTTTGACGATGTCCAATTTCCGCAAACATGGGATGAGGAAGAAAAGCAATGGCGCTTTGAGTTTGAGAATAGCATCAGCACGCCGATAGATTATATGAAATCGAAGGATCCTGATCTGGATGATGAAACGGCGCTGGAACAGTACCAGAAGAACAAAGAAACGCAGGGTAAATTGACGCGTGGTGATCTGATTCGTAACCAATTGAATATGGTAAGAGAAAACATACCACCGGAAGCAGTGTAAAAAATGGCAAGCGTAAAAAGTATAATCGAAAATAAAAACGCGCGCATGGATAAGTTGCTTTCCGCGTTTGAATCTGATTATGCCAAATTTGGGAAAAAATTGCAGTCAGAATTAACGGCCATATTTCGCGTCGGTACGTTTGATCGGGAAAGCATTATTGCAGCGTTCAGTGAAAATGGGTTTACGGAGATTGTTGAAAAGTTTGTGGATCAGCATGTTGAATTGCTGACATACGCACAGGATTTATCCGGCGCACTTGGAACGGGATTTAATTTAGGTGAGCGCAGCATAAAATTGCTTGAGATGGTGTCCGATCAGAATGTTGGAAATCTATTTGCTGCGCGTGATTCGATTGTATCAGCGATGATGGACGCGGGCTTAAAAAATGAACTTGACGGTCTGCCGTTTCAATCTATTGTACAATCGTTGTCTGAACGGATTGACGAACTTGGCCGGCGACTTGGTGTGGAAGCGAATACTGGCATTGCCGTATTTGACAGAACGATAAAATCGGAACAGTTTGAGGGCGGTGGTGTTGAAAAATTTATTTATGTCGGGCCGCTGGATCATGACACAAGAAAAGTATGTGAAGACGTTCTACTCGATCCAAAAAACGTGGACAGCGAAGGATTCACGCGCGATGAAATACTGGGCTTGAAGGGTGTTGATTTTGTCAGCGGCGGTGGGTACAATTGCCGTCACGAATGGCTTCCGGCTGTACCAGGTGCTGAGAAATTGATTGGGTAATTATGGCAAGCAAAACAATGGGATTGGAAAAACT